ACACAAGAAAAAACAGCACCATCAACTGGTGAAAAAGTAGCTACCGCATCAGCTGCGGTAGAAGCGGGTGGAGCTGCTAAAAGTCAACCAACCGTTATTAATAATAATGTTAATGGTTCTAGGGTTGCACAAGGGAAAGGGGCCCCTCAGGCCCCTATGACAATACCAGTACCTATTGCCTCACGTGGATCGCTTGACGTAGGTACTAGATATAGTACTGCTTACTCTAGTTAAGCATCCTCAGCCAACTTCTTAAAGAAGTCCATATCTTCATCTTCATCAGCAGCCACTGGTGCTTTAGGAGCGAAGGCTTGTTTGGATTGTTTGGCAGGTTGGGTATCGTCCTCATCCCAAGGTTGCTTTTCAGCAGTTGTCTGTGGACGTGCAGCGCCCGTAAGACCGAGAACACGATGTAACTTAGCCTTCAACTCATCATATGACTTGAAGTTGTTTGGATCGATAAACTCGTTGAGTGGTGACTCTTGTTTCCAGATAGATTCAAGCTTGTCATCCTCATCAAAGAGAGGCGCTGGAGTATCGAACTCAGACTTATCGTAGTTACGATAGCCTTCAACATTACGAATCTTGATCTTAAAGTTAGCACCTTCCCACAAGTCGAATGGGTTCATTGGAGCCTCATCTTCGAACTCTGGGTTCATTGCTGCATTAAGCTTTTCAAAAATCTTCTTACCGTACTTGAAGATAAAGACTTTACCTTCGTTTTCTGGATGTGAAGGATCCTTAACAACGTAGATGTTGCTGTAGTAAGTAAGACGACGCTTTTGCTTACGAACAACTTCCTTGTTAGCCTCGATACCTGAATTCCACAACTCAGCGTTGTACTCAGATACAGGATCTTTTTGACCAACAGTAGTCAAAGACTTTTCGATGTACCAACCACCGGGGCCTTGGAAGCCATGATCCCATACACGAACGAATGGAACATCTTCACCAGCTGGAGCAGGCAAGAAACGGATAATAGCGTAGCCATTACCTGACTTATCTACTTCTGGTTTCCAGAATCGGTTATCATCTGCGGGGGCTTGTGTATTCAATTTGTTCATCTCTTGGGTGAGATTGTTGAATACGGATTGACGATTTTTCTTAAGAGAAGAGAAATCAATTGACATAGTAAACTCCTTATGTGCGTTATATACGTTGTATGTTGTTTTGTGTCCAATGGACACTATTATTTAGCTGCCCTTGCTAAACTGTTTCAAGACAATTTGTTTATATTTGTCTAGATCAATTGTAAAGAAAGGTCTGTATTTTTTCAACTTGTGGTGGTGGGTAGGCCACAAAACCTTATCAGTAATCCGTCTATTCCAACATCCTAGGAACGGTGTAATGTCGTTTAGGATAAGAAGGGTCTCTGGAGATATTTCCTTACGTAAATACATCTTGAGTAGTTTAGGGTACTGACCATCTTCTACAATCAGATTTGCGTTATAGTCTTCATCTAGTTTATCCAAGTCTTGGTTAAAGATGTAAGTAAGACTGTCGATTCGTTTACGCCATGCACGATAGGTTTTTTCGGCTGATTGTTCATTCACTAAATCACCAACCCAGCAATCACCTTCAAAGAAGTTAGAGGCTAGGTAGTTAACACAATCGTTATGCTTGGCTAATTTTTGAAAGAAATATTTGTCGCTTCTGTTCTCAAAAGTTTTAAGGGAGGCCCTAGTCCTCCCATTGTACTTAAAGTAGTCATACGTCTTATTATTGAAGTGTGACTTGAGCGCAAGATAGATCTTATATGCGTTAAAAGCGTCCATTCTTAAATACGTATCCTTGTTGACGAATATAACGTTCACGCATGGTCGAGGCCTGGCGCATCTCATTAGTTTCATCTACAAGTAACTTGAACCCAATCGCCTCCATCGCACCACACCAGTATTCAATTGGCATACAATTGACGTGATGGTGGCCAGGTTGACCAGGTAATGCATGAGTCATTGCTACGTATTTGCAGCTCTTAAATGTCTCAAGGAAGTTAGGCATATATTCTTTATCTACATGCTCAACAAACTCTACTGACCACGCAAGATCAAATACATCGGTTTTATATGGACCGGTTGCAAAGTCGTGAATAGCAATTCGCTCTTTTGCTTTATCTGAACGTTCAACTTTATCGTCACCGTCCACACCCCAGACTGCTAGTCCTTTATCCAAGGCAAG